TGCTCCATTTTTCCACCACACACCTCACATGGAGTTTTAGTTGGTTTTTCTCTTTCTGCAATAAGACACATTTCTTCAATTTCGGTGCTACAACTTTTACACTTAAAATCATACGTGGGCATTTGATACTCCTATTTTCCACCAGTCTGGTGGTTGTCTCATATTTTCAACAGTTCCACCCCATTTAGCAAAACTAGATTTATCCTCTAAGTAATATTTTCTATACGACTCAATGGTATCCTGAACTGGAGTTCCAGTATTAATTTTATATTCATCAGGCATACACAAAGGAGGCGGTGTAGTTACACCACTTGAAATATTTTCAGGAACATGACTTAACTTATTATATAATTTTTCCCATGTCTTATGTATCTTATCATATCTCCACCAGTATTCTTTACATAGCCAAAACCATAGATCATGAGTCCATTGATAATTACCTTCAGATTCACGAACCCATTTTGCTGACGGATGATTCTTATGTGTCAGTTTATACATGGGTTCGATAAGTTCACTTGGAGGATCAAGCATTCGATGTGCAGTACTCATCATTTGCGCATACTCTAAAATCATCTTAACCACATGTTTATCACAATGTGATACTGCACATACTCGCGGATCATCATCCAAAAAAAATATATTCATTATATTATAATCTCATATTAGTTGTTTTATAAAAAATATGCTGGTCAATTGACGCTGTTACTTTTTTCATTCTTGTCCAACTAGGTGCCGGAATATACTTAGCATGGTAGTGAAGCGCGCCATCAGTAATATCCGGCAAACCTTCGTTGTCTTTTAACACATATTGTGCTAACGAAAATGCACTTCGCCATAGTCTACCTTCTGGTGGAACATCATCCTTGCCATCACAATACCAACTAAATTGACATCTATCTCTTACTGGCATTTTTTTACCAGATGAATGAGTATAATGAAGTCCATCATAAACCACTTCACAAACGGTATTTGGATACCATGTTGAATTTACTCTATTCAATGTTACTTGTGCTACTGCTAATTTTCCTGCTGTACTTTCTACAGCTGCTTCAAAATATATATTCTTTGCCATACAAATTACTTGTTGATTATGCAATGTTTCATCAACTGTACTAATATCTACAATAGTACTCATAATCTTTTGATTGTCTTGTATAGTTACCATTTCATCTAGGTTACTTACAGTTGACACTCCACCAATGCTACCAAGAAAAACAGTAGCAAGGAAAACAATAAGAAATAAACTTAATTTTCTCATAGTCCTCTATTGATTAGGTTAACGCTTCTACTAACTAAAATTTAGGACGGTTTCTCTTGGGACTTCTTATTGTAATATCTCCACCACCAAGTTTTGAACGTTTAATAAAATCTGTAATATCAAAATCTGATTCTAAAATATCGGGCCCTAAGGGACCACGAAATTTACTAACAGTTTTATCATAACCTAATGTTATCACAGCATTTAGCGGTTCAACAAACCGTGCTGTCACAGAACGGGGTATATCAGCTTTTTGATCATAATCTATTTGCCGAACTTCGGCTTCTTTGGTAGTTTCAACACCTTCAGATATACGTTTAAATTTAACTATTCTATTTTCAAAGTTATTTACATTTATCATTTAGGGTAATATTTCCGGAAAAGTTGTTTTAACTAATTTATATGTTAAACCTCTATAGTTTAACTTTTTATCTTTAACTTGAATTACAACTTCAGCCTCTTTAGGATGTAAACCTTCCAACATTTGTACAAACAATTGCTCTCTTCGTAGTTGAGTAAGTCCATCATGACCACCCTCAATGTATAGATAGAATTTTTTAATATTGGGATATAGATATGTGGGATTGTACTCATCAGGAGAACCAACAGTTTTAAATGGAGGGGCTCCTGTAGGAAGTGCAAATTTTATATCTGGATGAAAGGCATATCTTAATAAGTCCTTTAGAGGATTTGATTCATTTTCCGATAAGACTTTACCTCTAGCCCCAAAGGAATTTGCCGCAGCCACTTCTTCAAATATTAATGGAATACTTAATAAACCCATAAATTAAAACTCCGATAATGATTCTGTTAGATTTTTTAATCTATGATTTATAAAATATGTAAGTAGTCTCTTACGATCACCAACCTGCGCGTTTTCAAATATATTAGTTATATTTATACGAATTGACTCAGGTACTTCACTCAAATCAATTAACTGTTTGTTTCTATTATAGTTTCTTAACATTTCAGCATCACAATACATGTCTGGATCTAAATCATACCAAGCATCTACCTTTTTCTTGGTAATCGGTTTTTGACGCCGTCCTTCATCAACAAACACATTATCATCAGACATAATATTTGGAACACCATCGCCTACATCACCTTTTATAAGTTTTTCATGGAGTGACCATTTAGCATCACCGTCAATAAATTTCTTCTGTATGGGAGAATATTGTCTAACATTAAATTGTTGAAGTTGTATAAAATCTTTATCACTTGACAAGATCAATGTTCGTTCATTTGCTAGCTTCACTAAGATAGCAATAACATCATCAGCCTCTGCTTTTTCTGCTTGAACCACTTTGTATGGAAACCATTGGATCAACTCTTCTTTCATTTGATTCAAACATTCATAAAGATTTTCCCAATCGATAGATGCAGCAGACCTAGTTTTTTTTCTAGATGCTTTATAGTTTGGAAAAAGTTCTTTGCGCCAAGACTTTCGATCATCGCAACATAAAACTAATTCACCAAATTCACTTAAAAACTTAATTCTATATAAGCGTAATGCATTTAATACGGCAGGTCTAATTACATTCATGTCTACAGAAGTAAACTTAGAAGCTGTCATATATGTCCCAATAAAAATCTGGGAAAAATCAACTAACTGTGCCATCGTTTGTTTCTATTATTTCATATTCAGCCTCATTTTCCAATTCTTTTCGGACAGCCTCTTTTTGTGCTTTCACTTCGGGGCCGTCTTCTATAGCATGTAAGAATTGTTGCCATTGTCCACTTCGTAAACTCCAATTATAAAACATATCAAAATAACTACGTTGTATCTTCAATAGATTTTGTACATCTTCATCCCAGAAATGTTCAATAGCACGAGCTAAAATATGTCCATGTACTTGTGCGTGTTTTTCTGGGTCTTCTTCGAATCCATACATCCAAGGAAAGTTCGCTCCTGTTTCTGGTATTGCTCCGAGATTAGGTACTACACATAAACATCCGGCACTCATTGACTCTATCAAAGTAAGACAACTAGTTTCCTCATAGATACTTGGGTATGACATAATATGTTGTGTCTTTAACATTTCCCGTATTTCATCATTTGATACTGTACCATAATAATTAACATCTTCCATTCCTTCAGCACGTTTATATATGTGTCTGAATTGCTCATCTAAATGTCCACGATCATATAACTTAAAACTAGAATAAATGTTTAACTCTGCATTTAATCCATCCTTAAGTTTATCTCTCATAAATTCCCAGGCATTCAAAAGAACTTCCAATCCACGATGAGGAGTAGAAAAATAACAAACTTGAATCTTACCATCTTTAGTTTTTTTATGTTCTGGAATAGGATAAATTGCATTCTGAATCACAACACCTTTCTCGTACGGAAATCCAAGATGTGTCTTAAATTGATGTTGTTGCCAATGACTAACAAATACTATACGTTCAAACTTTTCCCAGTTTTCTTTGTCTTTTAAATGTTGTACTTCAGGATCGCCAGCGAGATCATGAACCCAAAGTATTCGTTGTTTGTCACTTTCTAATCCTCTAACTCTAGTACTAATAAATTGGAATTTATCTTTAAGTCCTGGTTCTTGTTTTTCCATTTCATTAAAGAGCCACTTCTTCATAAGCTCTGTACCACCTTTTGCCTTATCAGATACAGCGTCTAGTATTTCAGTATCATTACTAAAATCAATATTAAACTCCACATCATCTTCGGGGTTTAGTATTGATAAGTCGTTTTCACTAGATTTTTTTGGGGGTTTTCCTGAAGTGTTGGGGCTTTCATCCATATTCACTGCTTTAACCATAATTCTCCATAAATTTAATTGTATTCATTATTATATAGTAATACCACAGGAGAGTGACAAATCACTTTCGTAGTGAGAGAGCGGTTTCTAATGTACCTAGATGAGAATAACTAGGTGGAGAAAATGAAACCTCTACGATTACCCCTGTGGTATTATTAATTCTACTTATATTATATCATGTATTTACTATTTGTCAACCTCTATAAACTTGCAGTAAACTGTTTATCCGTCTTAGCATGTATTGTGTTTGCTGCACGGTGTTGATTGACAGTTTTCATTACTATATCACCAGATTCCATTTCATTTGTCCATACAGCTTTAATATCTGGATACCAATATCCAACAGTTCTCTTTGGTGTGCCATCTGGATAATATGCCATGGCGATTACTTTAGGAATTACTTTTTTTGTTTCATTTTGTCCTGAAAACATCCCTATCCAGTCGCCAGTTTTAATATAGTGTTCTATGTATCTAATAAATGCTTTTTTGTTGTCTGCTTGATTGAGAGCCTGTTGCTTAGCATTTGGAGACAAATCCTTGTTTCGTGCCCGAGTAGTAAGCATTGAAACCATTTCTTTATTATGCTTAATCCACTCCTTAACATTTTTTAGAGAATATGGTTCTTCATCACCAAGA